CTCTGCTAGGGCCATATTAAGGGCCCCATCCAATCATGATCGACTGGATGCCTTGGATCAGTCTCAGTAAGAACTGACCCAACGGATTTTTATGTTGGCGGAATCCGGACGCCCAGCGCGTTCAAGATGATTCTTGCTAAAATGAGAATCCGGCAGTACAGAAGTACTAACCGGAGTCTTTCTGTTAGTCAAGAAAAACTTGAGGAGAGCACCGTAGTCGTCGAGTGGATCATTCGGCGTTCTACGACTGATAACAGCGGCCCTGACAAGGGGCATCTGCAAATCAGGATGGATCATCTCGGTTTGGTAACCCAGATGACTCAGCTTGCCCTTACCCGGCGAGGTTGAACCAGTTGCTGGGAACGGAATTATCCGTTCCAGTACTTCGTCCAAGAATCTAACCGCGTTCCAAAGCCCAGCCAAATAAAACTGGTTGCGCAAAGAAACCGTAGATTCGATCTCGTCGACATGCTGCCGTTGTTTCGGGAGCATTCGACGAACACGCGTAATGGATACGTCGTGTCCGTTATAGTACTCCTTCCCGCAACTCTCCCGGAACTTACCGTTCCAAAAAGATTTGCGAAGGTTCACTTTAAAGCCAAAAGCTTCAAGTGTCTCTACAACGGATAGCGCATAGTCCACGGGGACAATAATATCGTCACCGTAAACACGCACCTGGCCCTGAAAGGATTTAATATCTCTCAAGGTCAACCGGTGTCCTAAGCTCCTCTCGATACCGAGGAAAACAACCGTCAAAAAGACGGCTGCCTCCATATCGAAACAAAGAGCTGAACCCATGGACGCGAACTTGGACAGGTGTATAACACCATATCCAGGCACATCTGCCTTCCGGCTCCGAGTGGATTGGACTGCCCTGTCTAAGACAGGAAAGCGATCCATTAAGGTCCGTACATGCAGATTAGAAACACGGTCAGAAGCCTCGCTCAAATCGAGCGTGGCAAGGTTCCCATAAAGAGAACCTTCCAGGGCAGAACGCTGATTAGGCGTCTGATCCTTGGTACTGAGAAAAGGCGCGAGGAGTCGATCCCTCTCTACCTCTTCTCGGATTAGCTCAAGAATCCCCTGCTGCATATATTGCAGGTAAGAGGGTTCCATTGCTATAATCCGCGGTGTTTTTAGCGTTTTTGGGACGCTTATGACCCTAACAGGCCTTTCGTCCCAAGGTTCACGGATGTCAATGCATGATAGATTGGCAAGAGCCAAACTATAACTAGATGAAAGGTAGTCCATAAATGGAAACTCACGATCTAGTCGGTGGGACCACTCCTGGATGCGGTATTTCTTGTTTCCAAGAATCCTATCCGCGGTTGATCCCCGCCCATGCTTCGGAAGAAGTTCTCGTTGATATAGCCGATTGGCTAAAGACGAGAACAAACTCCGGAATAGCATTGATCCTAAGCGTGCATAATCACTTTGTAAGTGATTCACAAACTGGGATTGATGCTTAATGACATCCAATTCACACTCAATATACTGAGTGAATGCGGCCGCTACTCTGTCATCACGACAGGGCAGTAGGATCTTACTAAAAAGCAGAGAAATCTGCCTAATAGCAAAGATAGCCGATTCATCCGGCACATTGAGTAGGATACCAGTACCACGGTCAAACACAAGATCAAGGTAACCTCCGAGAAATCGGGGGAGCCCTCTCTGGAAAGCAAATGAGCTAAACAGAGTGTGATCTACTTTCCCTAACTCTAGACTTCTTTCGAAGTCTTTAGCAAAGGTAGGTAAGGTTATCGTCAAAAACGATATACCCTCATGTTTGACGCGAGTCTCGATAGTTTTATAATCGAGACTGGTGCTAACGCAACATAGTGTCCCCATATCATGGAGAACACTGTTTAGGAGCAACAAAAGGCTTTTCATACTTCCTCCTTAATTGAGGGTTAGTATTCCTTAGCCATGCTGTTGCTAATCCATCATTTCGGAACAAGATCCCATGTCAAAAAGACATAGAATACCGCATTCAAAGAAATGGAAATACTCAGAAGAGTACCCATAACGATGAAGACGCCAGATACCGCATTACTGGTATCAAGCGAACGGTGTTTACCTGTCCCTGTCATACTAGATCTCTCCGCCCAAAAGCTGAGTGACCTTAGCGCCAGAAGAAGCAGTGAGGTACGCTACAAGAGCGTCCACAATCTGCTTCTGCTCGACGACCGTATATCCCTGCTTAGGAACGTCCGCAACGATGTAAACACTCATCGAACGCAAAACGTTCTGTGCAGAGATAAGAGGGTCGGCAGCATACTTCTGGTGATCAAGACGGAGCTGACGACGCGTACGCGCACCATACTGGTGCGATACGCTCAGCTTAACCGTCGCATCGTCTTTGGTAAAATTACCAGAGTCGGTGCCGCTGCTCGTACGCGGAAGCGTTTGAGCTACTGCGTTGATTGTGACTGACTGAGGATCGGCGAAAGCCATGACTGTACTCCAATTTGTTTACGTCGCCCTTTTGGGGCAACTTAAATGAACCTTCTACAGAACAGTAGAAGGACTCCTATCTCAAGGAGTTTGGCGTCTTGGTTAAACCCAAGGCAGCCAATATGGCCCAGCGTTCCAGCGACCAAGTCGCTGGATCTAGACCGAACCCATAAGGTGTCGCCCGGAATCTCCTTTTCTGTGTTACCACAGTCTTACGAGATACGGGTCCCAACACGTCAGAAAAACCGTGAGGGGACGCTACGACTTCGGTGGTCACTATATCAGTGACCATCAAGTAACCGTAGCGCATGACAAGACCGTCCGTCTGGAATGACTCAATATTTTCCAAAATCTGGCCAATATTGAACACCCAGTCGGCTAGCCAGCTCCATGGCTGCAGTTCCCAAAGGACTTCAGGAGAAATCCTGGCTCCAACTAGTTTCCTAGCTAGAGAAGCGTACAAAGCCATCTGCTGAGCGGGATCAATCCCGTCCGGTAGATAGTAAGTGTACTGTCCTTTGAACCAGATCTTACGATCATGGTTAACTGTTTGCCAGAGTCTCCCATTCTGTTTCCACGTAGTATTTGTGAAAACATCATTAGAATTCACGTCAATACCACTAAATAGATTCGTCGTAGACGAATTATTAGTAATACTGACATTGGTGTGAATCTCGGGAAACTCATATTGCCGACGCAAACCTTTTCCAGAATTGGAAAGGTAGCGCTGAACCAGATCGTTAGATCTGATAACAGCGCCGGCAATGCTTTCGATGTCCTTGATCAAAGGAGCCCATCCGAAGACTGAGTTCAAGTACTCTTTTCCCGCAGAGCGGGCAAAAGCAGCACGAGACTGCAGACTGAAGAGAACTCCGGGTATGGAAGGAATTCCATGCACCGATCTTAGTTCACCTAGAGCATTAGCCATGTCGGCAACCGGTTTATTAGGCACCGTGCGATTTATCGCGGCTGTTCCATAATACGTGCTATCAAAAGCAGGTACTGGAGCAAACCACGTTTGAGTCGCAAGGTCGGCACTGTTGCGTGGAATCAGAGGACCTCTAAACCTAGAGAGTCCACGACTGAAATCCACGAGAGGATGTGACAAATGCCACTCCTCTTTACGAGTGTCGAATGGATGCCCCGTATCATACGGGGAATACCCCAGCCAGTTATTAGAGATAATATCTCTATACTGAGCAGAGGCAGCATCGTCGCCTGTAACCGAATCCGTACCACGTGTTCTAAAAGACGTGGTACTTTGAGTGGGCACACATTGTGCCAGAGTAAGAGGCTGGTTAGTTCCAGCATTACTTTTAAGTATTGACGCCCTAGGAAAGTCCGCAAGGACTCGCTTAGACGTAAATATTCCACTCATTTGGAGCTCCTTATTAGGTTCACTGATGGATTGCCCGCAGTCTTAATACACTGTTCTCTACGAGCAGGTGAAGGATTGTGTCCCCGTTGCCAAAGCACCGGAGGGTCTCTTTAGGGAGA